CCCGCCCGTGTCGCAGATGCCGCCGCAGTAGCAGCGGTCGCCGCGGGCCAAGTTGATGCCACTCCGGGAGGCAGAGCTGCAGCCGCAGCATCGGATCCACTCGTTGACGACGATGCCCCTATCGTTGACGAAGATGGAACACTCGGCGACCAGACCGATTCTGGCGAAGGGACTTCGGACGACAACGCGGACACGTCCACCGCATCCGCCGATCTCAGCGGCGAATCGGATCCCAATACGGACTTGACCGGCGAGCAAGTTGACGACGAGGCGTCAACTGCGCGGCCGGCTCCGAAGAAAGGATCTGCTGAGGAACGCATAGTAGAGCTGAACGATCTGCTCGAAGGCACGAAGATATTTGGTAAGCATATGCAGAGCCAGTTGAAGGACGCACTGTCCGAGCTGGAACGGTTGAAAGGCGGTGGCGCACCCACTGCTGCACAGACCGCAACTGCAGCTGCACCTTCTGTTATTGAAGACGAACCGATGCCGGATCTATCCGACCCGGATGTCGCCTTCGACAACGACAAATATCGCGCCAAGATGAAGAAGTGGACGAGAGATCAGATCACTATCACCGCTCGCGAAATAGTTCGTGAGACGGCCGGTGCAAACGAAGCGGCGACGCGTCGCGCACAGGTCGAAGAGAAAATCGAGACGTTCGCGAAAGCGCACCCCGATTATAAAAAGGTCGTGTCTGAGAATCCGGTCCTGGCGGCCAATCAGTTGGCGCCGGATGCCGGTATCGCTGTCGCACAATCCAAGTACACCGCCCAGTTGTTGTATAAGTTCGGGAAAGACACTGCGCTCGCCATTCGAACGGCGAAGCAGTCTCCGGCCCAGCAGCTTATCACCATCGGGGAGATGATCGCGGAATGTAAGGCAGAAGAGGCCGCTTCGAGATCCAAGCAGAACGGAAACGGTTCGAAGCCCAATGCGCAAAGTGGGCAACAGAAGTCCATCACCAAGGCGCCGCCTCCTCCCACCCCGACGAAGGGTGGTGGACGTGCCCAAGCACGCGATCCCGTCGACCCTAACATGTCGATGGAGGAATTCGCGCGCCAGCACAGAGGCAGCAAACAGTCAGCCCGCGAGAGTGCTCGGAAAATGCGCGGCCTGAACTAAAAACAATCGGAAAGGATAAATGGCAAATTCACTCATCACCGCTCAATGGGTCGCTCGCAAGGCTCTCGTCTTGCTGCACGCCAAGAGCAACTTCACGGGTCGCACGAACCGTGATTACCAGAGCTTGCTGCCCGGCCCCATCAACGGGGTCATCTTGGGTCAACAGCTCTCGATCCGTCTGCCGTTCCAGTACACCCTCCGTACCGGTCCGCAGATGAATGCACAAAACTCGGTACAGCGCTTCGCCACCCTGTTGGTCAACCAGCAGCTCGGCGTCGATATCAACTTCACTTCGGTGGAGCGCGCGATGTTGCTGAACAACTTCGAGGAGCAAGTGCTCGAACCTGCAATGGCGCGTCTGGCGGCCGGCATCGAGAACTTCACCACGGGTCAAGTCAACAACGTGCCGAAGTTCACGGGCGCCTTCAACACCACGGCAACCTACGATCAATTGCTCCAAAACGAGCAATATCTGACGGAAGCCCTGGCTCCCGAAGACGACCGGCGCACTTTCACGGCGACCCCGCAAACCTCGCGGTATTTCGTTCGTGACAACAAGGGTCTGTTCCAGCCCGAGTCAACGATTTCCGACCAGTGGTTGGAAGGCGTGATCTCGGACAAGGTCGCGGGCTACGTCTGCTTCCGTAACACGAAGCTGCCGACGCACGTCATCGGTACGTTCAGCACGACCTCCGCTCCCGTTGTGAACGGCGCCGGTCAATCGAACCCCGGTGCCGGCAACGCGTTCGTGTCAACCTTCACGTTGAACACCAATGGCTGGGCCTCGGGTCTGTCGACCCTGAATGCGGGCGATGTGATTTCCATCGCTGGCGTGAACGAAGTCGATCCCGAGACGAAGGCGTCCCTGGGCCGACCCAAGCAGTTCGTTGTGACTGCGACCATCAGTGACACCGCGGGCGCGATCCCGATTCCCCTCGCCCCAGGCATCATCACTGGCGGTGCGTACCAGAACGTCGACAACGTTCCGGCCTCGGGTGCTGCCATCAGCATCTTCGGTCAGAGCGGCGCCGCTGCGATTGCCGCGCTCAACGGCGCGCTGATCAAGCAGTCCCTCGGCTGGTACCGGGACGCGATTGTGTTTGCGAACCCCCCGATGCTCGACCTCAGCCCCCTCGTCAAGATGACGGCTGCGGAAGCGTTCGAAGGGTACAACATTCGCTTCGCGCAACAGTGGGATCCGTCCAACGACGTGCTCCCGGCTCGTCTCGACTCGATTGTCGGCGCCGTGCTCGCTTATCCCGAGCTGGCTGTGCGGAACATCGAAGTCGCGTCGGCGGCTTAATCTGACCTAACCAAACAGGAAAACAAATGAGCAACATTCAACTCGGTTACGGTCACGGCGACGTCGTAGGCGTTCCCTTCGATTTCTACGCAGGTGCGACCCTGGTGACAGGGTCGACCATCACGATGCAAACCAACCAGCTGGTGCTCAATGCCACCGGCACGTTGGCTGCTCTGACGGTCAACCTTCCGTTGAACCCGGTGGACGGCGCGTGCGCGGAGATCACCTCCACGCAAATCGTCACGTCTCTGACTGTAAACGCGAACACTGGTGACGTCATCGTCAACGGCGTCCTCGCTGCGGTAACTGGCTTGACGCCCGTTGCCTCGGCCGGTGCCGGCGGCGCCACGGCGACCATCAAGTACAAGTACACCCTGAACGGCTTCCAGCCGGCCTCGGGAGCGGCGGTGAATCCGCGTACTTGGATCCGCGTGCAATAAAAAAGAAAAGGCACCGCCGCCCTCACCCGGTAGGTGCTTGGCGCGAACGTCCGCCCACTTAAGCAGACGTGACAGCTGGAGAGACAGCACTGAATTTTTAAAGAGGCGCCGTGGCTCAGACCAACCAGCAGATCATCACCGAATCGTTTCAGATTCTTGGCGTTGTACGCGAGGGGCGGCAACCTACGCCCACGCAGTCCGCCAACGGGATGACGATCCTCAACGACAACCTGCTCACGCAAATGCGCGATGGTTGGGGGAACATCGGCTGGTTTCCGC